GTGATGACGTCATAGAGCTCCTGGCCGACGTTGGTGGGGATGACGAGATTGCCACGCTCCGCTCGCAATGACGCTTTTCTGAGGATAGCGTCGGCTCTCTCCTGTGCCCTGGCGGCTGATTGAAGGTTGGGGTCATAGTCCTGGGCAAGGATATCGATGCCGAGCTGGAGGTTAGTCCAATCGAAGGCGTCTTCAACGATTCGGGATTCGTCCTCTGCTCTCCCGATGGCTCTTGCCCTGGTTAATGAGACGGCCTGGCTGTACTCACCGCTCAGAATGATATGGTCTGTGCCGTAGGAATATGAGCTCGCCTCGTCGTCCTTAAGGTCCTTAACATAGGCTTCGTTGCCGGCGAAGATGAGGGCGTCGGGGATGAATGAAAGGATGCGTCTCAGTGCGGCGTCTCCCCTGGTCCCTGGCTGCAGGGTGAAGTCGGGATAGAGGTTGTCAACCGCTGAGCTCTTGGGGATTCCCCCAGGGCTGGTAAGATTGATTCCCCACCTGCAGATAATCTCCTGGATGATCTCCCACACCCGTTTAGTTGCGGACCACCGCATTTGAAAACGGGCGGACCACCTGGATGCTAATCCCTGGCCATCGAGGCAGACCAGGGTGAGGGTTGATGTGTTGGGGGTGGAGGAATACTCCCAGGAATCGATCCAGTACCTCCCCACCTCTACCGCTTCGCTTCCTTCAGAAGTCTTATAGCCCAGCTTTAAGACCACTTCGCTTCGCTTTGCGGGCGGTGTGGCGTATTGGGCGGAACTGTTGTTAAGTTCTATGATGAGATTGCCACGCTCCGCTCGCAATGACAAGATATTCGAGGTTAGATCTAGCGGGGTTCCCGCTGGCCTGGTGGCTCTCCACACTCCGTCGGGTCGTTCTAACCACCAAAACGAGCTATCAGCTATCAGCCGTAAGCCGTAAGATGAGCTGATATTCAAGAACGGCCTGGGCTCGGTGAAGGCCATGGAGCTGAAGGCTGAGCCTCTGACAGAATGACAGATTAACGGCATGGTATAAGCGGTTGTTCCGGAATACTTTTCCACCGCGGTGAGCTGGGTGTTCTCGTAGTCCTGGACTGATGCAGGGTTGTGACAATCGGGGTACTCATAGGTGATATCCTCCCCCTGGGGGGCGGTGATGAACGGTTCTACATCTGAGAATGTGTAGGTGTTATCGAAGGTCTGGCGATACAGGCCATAGAGGTTGTAAGGATCTCCTGCTTCCAGGGCAGCAATGACGATATCGACGTGGTCGGGGGTATAGCTGGCTCCGATGCCGAAGGTGTTGGAGAAGGGATGATTGACGCTGCCCAACCAGGTATGCTCGGTAGTGGACTGGTCTGAGGAATCTAAAACGATGCCGTTCTGCTGGCCAGCCTTCAAAGCGAAGCACACGACAATGTTTCCCGTTGACCACCATGTGGCAGCCATAGACAGGACATCGGCATAGTCCACGAGCTGGCCATTGTTCCAGCTCTGGCCATAATCATGGCTGTAGTACTTCCACAGGACGTTTGCCGTGGTGCGGTAGAAGATATAGACCTTCGCCCCGTAAGCAGCGATAGCACAGGGACCGTAACAATCCGCAGCTAGCTGCGTCCACTGGGAATAGTCTGAGTTCTCATCGGGGCTGGTGATCTTCTGGCGGTAAAGCTTGTTGTCGGCGGCTGCCCTGATGCGGTGCATTGAGCCCTGGCCGTCGAAGGCGATGCCGTGGTGGTTGTCGGGCTCGCTGCCGGTGTAGAGTCTTTCCCAGGATAGCCTCTTGATGCCCTGGTCGAAGTCATAAACCTTGGCTTCCACATAGGGAAGGCGGTCGGGCTTCTTCTGGCTTGCGGTTAAGGTCCCTGATAAAGTTCTCATGTTCTAAGTTCTAGGTTCTACATCTTGTGGTACAGGTTTTATGATCATGGAAATTCCTTTCAACATATAGTGTCACCAAAAAATCACCTGGATTAGTTTAGCGATGGCGAGCCAGGCTATGACTCCGGAGGCTCTGCCGCCCAGGTAATAGTGATGCTCGTCCTCGATGCGGAAGAAGTAATCCTCTTTCATCGGCTGCCGTGCTGGCCAGGGGCAGAGGATCTCGAAGAATCCGATGAGGAAGGCATGCCACTCCTCTGGTGTGCTGAGCAGCTCTTTAGCTGCACCGGGTCAATATCGGGGCTGGAGAATTTGAAGGTTGCCTCAAGCTCGCCTACATCAGATGTTCTAATTGATGTTTGAAGGTTTGATACCCTCCCTGTAATTCCTATCTGTTTCATGTTCCTCCTTTCTTATATCAATGCCCCCAGGGTATCGGGGACCGGCTTGTCGGCCTTCTGGTAGTGACGGGCTAAGTGACGGGCTGCCGAGATGATATTCTCGGGGTCGGCCTGGACTCTCTCCCCGCGGTAACCGGCTCTTGATAGAGCTGCCACCGCTGCCGGCATGCGGTACCAGTCCACGGTCTTCTCCCTGTTAGCTAACGGGCTGCCTCTCAGGGCCCGGAAGATGGCTTTAGTATGATGGGGAAGCTTCCAGGTCTCCGGGTCCTCCGGGTCTCCGACGATGGCGAAGGCTTCTTTGGGTAGGCCTTCTTTGGTGATGTCTTTGCTCATTGATTCCTCCTTATGAGATTGCTTCGTTTCACTCGCAATGACAGGGGTTAGTGCTTGTTTAATTCTGCTCATGGTTTCCTCCTCTCTATCCTATGACGTAGCCGTAACATGCTCCTCCTGCTGGTGGAGGTGATGGACATTGAGGCATCCGCCAGTCTCCAGAATAAAGTCTACAAGCGCCTTTTTGACCATAGTTGCTGTTGACTGTATTGAGGTCGGGCAAGGCTACGGAATCGGTTCCATCAAGGTCTCCTCCTTGCCAACTAGGGAATGTGTGGACAGTTGTTCCACCTTCTGTGAATACTAAATCTTCTGCTAGTTCCGATATTGCTCCATCTGTTTTGATTCCTACATCATAAGTGCCTACTGGAGCATCATAGACATCAAAATTACCGCTGGCGTCAATAATCGCAGCTGACTTATGTATTTCTGTGTCCGTGTCAGGAGTAAAGAATCTAACTACAACGTTAAATGCCTTACCGCCAGCACCTGGGTAATTGCCGTCTAAGTGTGCTGACATTTACTAACTCCTTTCTACCTTCAAGGATATTGTTACCCGGGTAATCGTGGCACACGAATCGACGTTAAATGCCAGGATGTCACCCGAGGATATGGACTTGGTCCAACCCGTAAGGGTGGAATCCTGAGACTTCTGTGCTGAGGATATCGTCGGGGGTGCTGAGGCGGTTATCGAATCGGCGTCTGTTGGCGGGAAGTTGGCATAGGTGTCCTTCCAGATATCCACCACGATTGAGCCTGATTGGTCGGCCAATAATGTCACCTGTTTAATGGTGCAAGCGAAGGGGATTTCCAGGTGACCTTTCTGTCCTGTGGTGATCGCTGAGCCGCCGCCATCGATGACGAAGGTGAGGCTGGCGGTGCCTGAGCTCCCTGCTGGCCAGGAAGCCACAACGCAAGCATCCCGGGGATTCCCCCCGGGGATGGCTACAAGAAGGTAGTTACCAACGACCATGGCAGAGGATGGGATAGAGACGGAGACAGCGATGTCATCCAAGTAGGTGGTTAGCGAACCTGCTAACTGGACTCCCGCCGTGTGGTTCTGGCTGTCGAAGGTCTTCAGGATGCCAAGTTCTAACATGTGTTCACCCTCACCTTAATCCTCTCCCGTCAAGGGAGAGGAGATTGCCACGCCTTCGGCTCGCAATGACAGGGGAGAATGCGCTCGCAATGACATTTTAGTCATTGGTGTAGAACTCCCTGGTGATTACTCGGCCTTTGAGGGCTTTGAGCTTCTTCTCGTAGCGGTCAAGCCTCTCTTTCCCCCACTTCAGGAAGTTGATGGTAGCCCACTTGCCTGCGATGGTAGCTTTGTCAACGGTATAGACTGAGGCTGATGCTGCAAGATAGCCGGTGGCTCCCAGGACGATGATCTCCTCGAACTGAGCGGGGATGGTAGAAGATACGGCATCGAGGGTATGCTCCTTATACCACCTTACCCGGGCATCGCTGCCGTCGCCTTCGTCGCTCATCTGGATGGTGTCCTGCCAAATTCGGAACTTCTGGTAGTAACTGGGGTTCTGTCCGATAGGGAACTCAACGGACTCCACCTTGATTAAGCCTGTGAGGCTGGAGATATCGATGTCTCTTGAGCTGTCAACGGTAGCGATATCGTCCTGCTGCTCTATCGGCTTTACTATGGAGAACTCCGTAACCACCCTCTCGATGGCTCCGTCCACCTGGTCGTTAGTCCAACGGTAGTTTTGGCTATCTTCGTCCTGCAGGTCCTCTCGGACTCTCGCTCTCATTTCAGTTAGGTTCATAGTTTCACCTGTTCCTTGTTCTAAGTTCTAGGTTCATAATTTCACCCTCTCCCTAACTCTCTCCCGTCAAGGGAGAGGGGATAAGAGGGAGGGGGAGGTGACGGTCCCCCTCCCCTGGCGGGAGGTGATATGAGAAAGGCAAAAATCAAAGGGCAAAATAAATGTATTTTTGATTTCTTCATTTTGCTTTATGGTCTTCGTCAGCCTCGCACCCCCGTCATCATGGCCGCTTTTACGTTGGAAAAGAGGGCAAGCGACACATACCACTTCACCCTGGTCCTGGTGGCGTCCTTGGTCTCCAGTGAGCCAAGCCGTTCCACCTGGAGCATCTCGGGACTCGATAACCCGCACACACCGCCCTCGCCCATCTGGAAGGCGAAGATGACGGAACAATCCGTCGAGCTGCCGACGGTGTAGTTATCCTTCACCCAGTCATTGACCTGGATCGGGATGCCGTTATAGAGCTGGATCTGCTCCATGAACATGCCTGGGCGGGTCTCAAGGATGTTTCCCGACGCCCTGATAAGGGACTGGAGCTTCCTTCGGGTCCTCTTGCTCATCAAGAGCATGTCTGGCTTACCGCCTCTGACAAGGTCAATGAGCTTATCCAGGTTGTCGAGGGATAACGTAGCACCGTTGGCTCCCGTTCCCAGCCAGTGGCCGTAAATGCAGGTCCACGTCACCTGGTCGTCGACAACGGTCTCTCCCCACGCGGTAGGCCACGTAGGCTCGGTAGTGGCATGAGTCTTTTTATCGCCGGCTGACGCCGTGCACTCATACCGGAAGCCGTTCTCGAGTCCTTCGGTGGGGACAACGATATCGCCCACCTCTGTGACGGTATCGGCTACCCAGTGGGTATCCGAAAGCAGCACAGTCAACCCTGACGGCTGCTCCGAGGCACCCGACCCGTTAAGGAAGGCGTTCTCGAACTCATGCTGGACCGCCTTGGCCTTCTGCTCGAGGACGGCAACCTCGAGGTCCTGGATATTACTCCTGGTGGACTTAAGGAAGTTGTCGACGTCGGCGTCTCCGCCAAGGATCTGGAGGGTAGCGGTTACCTGCTCGAACTCGGGCTCGGACTGAGTCCAGGTACCGGTAATCGGTGCATACCACCCAACTCCGGGCAGCGTCTTCTCCCGGTTGTATTTCAGACTGGTACCGACAATCTGAATGAAGGGCAGCTCCTGCAGTATAGGGCTGTCCTTGATAATGGTCTCTATGATGCCCTTAAGAAGGATATCGGTAGAGAGTTTTGATGCTTCTGCTAAAGATATACTCATAGTTTATTCCTCCTTGTTCTACGTTCTACGTTCAATGTTCAACCTTTTTGTTGAATTCCAGCGGCGATTTTGTCCTTAGAGGACATTCCCTCGAGGGAGATGGCTCCTCTGGTTGGAGCTCCTGCAGGGACTTTGGCTGCCGCAGTTTCCGACTCCAGGGACTGCTTAACCGCAGAGACAAGGCCTTTGCCTTTGTCGACTGAAGCGTCGATTTCCTCAATGGTCTCGCCACTGATCATGTCCCCGGGGACCTGGGGATTAGAGGCCTTGGCCATGCCGAGGTATTTGGTGACTGCCTGGTCCCTGGCTTCCTTCACCGATGCGAGCTCGGCAGTTGAAGCTTCGCTTCCCTGCTTCGCTTCGCTTAGCGCCGTTTCGAGCTCGGCGAGCCTGGCGTCCTTCTCGGTCATGGCTTCCTCCAGGGTGGTCTTGGCCTTCTGCTCCTCCTCGAGCTGGGCTTTAACGGCGGCGATGTCCTCTGCCGTTGGAGCTTTGTCCTGGTCTTCCTGGACTTCGTTATTTTCCTGGACTTCGTTCTTGGCTGATTCTGCCATAAATTCCTCCTTGTTATTGAGCTATTACTCAGGCACTTCCATCTCCGCGGCAACCGCTCTCTCTCTCGCTCCGCCACGTGTGGACGCTGCCCTAAACTCCTGATTCATTTTCAGGATCTTCTTCCTCTCCTCAAGCCACCTGGTGAACTCCTCATCGGGGTCGATTATCCCCATCTCGTCCATGGCCGTCCTCCTGGAATGGACTCCCGCTTGAACGAGGAGCTGCTCGTTCTGTGCCTGACGCTGGGTATCCTGAGGAAGGATCTCCCCCCACACAACACGGTGGGTAATCCCGTCAAGGTTCTCATTCATATATTTGGCTGCCAGCTGCCCTGGGCGTTTCGGAGATATCGTGAAGGCAGCGGTAAATCAAATCAATGTAGTCGATATGGAGCCTGATGCCGCCGCCCTGGAGCAGGTCTAGCAGGTAGGCCTTGGCATCCTCGGGTATGGTCCACACCGCTCCCGGCTGGACCTGGATATCCTCTGATGAGCCGATGTTCTCCAGGACTGCGATGGGATTGCCTGACAGCTCCAGGATCCGGGACAACTGGCTGACCGCCCGGTTCAGCTCCCGCTGCGGCTGTTTAACTGAGGGGATATCCGAAGTCCCCCAAAACTGCTTTGGCTCCCTCAAGTTAGGGAAGATAATGAACGGGATGAAGCCGTAGGGGTTTGGCTTGGATTGTATGCGGTCGTTATCCAGGAAGAGCTCGAAGTCCTTAGCTGTCCAGACTTCAGTTACTTTCACCAGATTGCTTCGGCGCTGCGCACCTCGCAATGACACAAAAGGGCTGTCATTGCGAGGCCCTTTCTCTATGTCATTGCGAGCCGTAGGCGTGGCAATCTCATTCCCATAAAGCATGGTCACTTCATCCTGGGTGAGGGTATATCGTGACGCTACTCTCCACACGTTGGACAGGTCATCGCCAAGCCACCAGGCGTAAATCCCCCGGACATCGGGGGCGGTTATCTTGATGCGCTTCTCGTCCGGGTCCCAGATGACCTTATAGCATCCGTCGCCCAGGATAGCGGTATCTATCTCGGTCTCCCAGTCGAGCTGCTGGAGGTTGTTGCTTTCATAGACGTCCCGGAGCAGGTGCTCTGTGCGGACAACCTTCTCTTTAGCTCCTTCGCGTTGCTCAGGACCGGTGTTGTCGGCAGGGTAGCAGGCGAAGGACAGTCCCTGCATTAGATAGCTGGTGACCTTATCGATGGCCACCTTGGCATAGTTAAAGACGAGCTGGCGATGCCTGCCTTGTTTCTCCCACTGGCTGCCGTTGTAGAAATTGAGATTGTTGGTGTAGTCCACCAGCCTGTTGATGTCGATGCGGGCTAGCTGTGAAGGATTGAATTCATTCATCTCTCAAACCCCCCACCTGCCTCGGCGGAGATTGCTTCGGCACTGACATGCCTCGCAATGACAGAGGGGGGTATGCCTCGCAATGACGTCCGCAAATACTAAACAATATGGAATGACTAAAGTCCCAATGACTAAAAGTGTTTTGAATCCAGCTATTGGGGTTTGTTCAGGATTTAGCTTAGAGATTGCTTCGGCACGTTGTGCCTCGCAATGACAGAGGGGAGGTGCCTGGCAATGACAGAGGGGGGATGCCTCGCAATGACAGCAGGGGGTGTTATTGTGGCCTTCTCTAATTGTCCTTGCGGCTTTTTGTATTGTCATTGCGAGCCGAAGGCGTGGCAATCTCATTTCTTGACCGCCTTGAGCCACCGCTGCACCGTCCTCACGCTAACCCGGAAGATTCGGGCGATCTCCTCGTTGTCTTTCCCTTCCTTCTTCAGCGTCATCATTCTCCTTGCCCTCTTAGTCTTGAGGAATTTCTCCTTTC